TATTTAACAAAATACTGATGCGGGCCAGCTCTGCAAACTTCTCATGCATCATGTATCCAATTACTGCTATCAGTATAGTCAGCCCGCCAGTCCATAATTCCATTACGTTTAGCATTTCCATCTTTTTAGACTCGCAGCCTTCCTAGTTGGTTTGCCGTTCTCGTCTTTCATTGGTCCGGGCATCCCTGACATCCTAGCGCAAAACGACTTCTTTCTTGCGCCCCCTTGTGGCTGCGGAGGTTTTAAATTAGACCCCGTAGCCGCATTGTATTTAGCTCTACCTTTAGCAGTAAGCCCCGCCCCTTTTGCTACCGGTAGCTTCTCACCCCTACCAATAGACAGGGACGGGGCCTTCTTAGCCATAGTAAATATTCACAGCAGCAGTGTTAATCATGTAAGCATAGATACCATTAGTTGCTAAAACACCTTGATCAGGAACATTGGGCGCGTTGTTAAAAATGTCCGTAGCAGATATCTCATAGGTCAACAGCCACCGGTTGTTTCCCGTAACGTAAGCAGCCGCTGTACTAGCGGCAACGGTCCCTGTGTTGATATCCGTAAGCGAAAACGAATTAGCATTTATCCTAGTAATGGAATAGTTGCCATCAGTTGCGGAAACTCCGCTTGCCTCTGAGAAATGGATTCCAACAATGTCTCCCGTGCTCAAGCCGTGTGAGGTTTTACTTACCGTCACAGTGGTTCCACTGCGAGCATATGTAACCCCTGAGGTCACAGGAGCCGTCGTAGTGTCAAACATTGCCAGTTCCCCTGCCGAGGAAGAACCTACAAACGAAAGACCTTTGATCCGGTTTCGACCCAGCACTAAAAAACCGCTTTGGTTTATATGCGCTTGTTTGACATCGGTTGCCATAATAAGCTCCTAATTAAGCAGTGCGTGTGAATACGTAGGCAGTTGCGCTAGAGAACATAAGGGTAAATCGAGCCAAACCTGTAACACCGGAAGCAACTGTTAGGTCACCAAAAGAACCAGCGGAATCCGCAGCAGCGGTTGACAAAATACCGTTTACAGCAACAACAATAGTCACTGTGCTTGCGCCGCCCGTGTTGTCAATGTACAGGTCAAAAATCGTGCCCTTAGCTGCGCCCAATTGCGCTCCAAGTAGCGTACCTGTTGGTAGCGTAATTGCAGTAGCTGCAGCAGAGGTGGAGGTGATGTAACCAGTAGCAACTTGAGCAGCGGTGGCCGTTGCAGTAGCGTTGATTGCGGCGGTTGTAGCGTGCGTAACACGAGCCGTGCCCGCAATATTGCCTGTGATATTACCAGTGACGTTGCCGGTGACGTTGCCGGTTAGGTCACCAATAAATCCATTAGTAGAGGTAACCGGTCCGGAGAAGGTAGTAGATGCCATGATTTTGTCCTTACATGCAAGTTGGGGTGTTCTGTCTGCATGTCGTCAGCCGGGGCTGTCAGAACACCGGAAATTCCCGGAATTAAAACTAGTATAACCTATTTATAAATAAAAAAAAGGGCTTTTAGACCCTTTTTTTATTACTTACGCGCCTGGCGAACCAAACAAGCCGCGTGGATCACTAAAGCCAAAGCTATAGCGCTCACGAGCCTTGTAACGGACGTTGCCAGTATCGAAGTCACCTTCAAAACCGGTTTTCAAAGATACGCGCTCAAACATCTTCATACCGTTAGGAGCGTCAGTCTTAATGAAGAACGCATCTGGATCGGTTAAGAAGTGGTTGACTGTGTAGCCTTGTGAAACCATGCCCATGTTACGAACAGCATTGATGTCATTGTCAGCAGTAGCAGGACGTAATGTAGACTTTAGAATACGGTCGGCTGTAAACATTTGTTCTTTTGGAATAATGAGTTTTAAGCCTTGAACCGCGATCTTTAATCCACGCTCGTCAGTAAACGCTGCAATGTCAATCAAAGCCTGCTCTAAGGACGTCTCAGATAAGTCCGCTGGTGTTGCAAGCGTATTAGATAAGTTAGGTCCAGATAAAGTAGGATGGGAAGTTGAACATAATGCCACGCCGTCGCCACCGATAGAGGTAGTGAAAGCGCCGTTCAACACCGCAGCTGCCTTGATTTGCTTGGTTTGAGCCATTGAGCGAGCTAATGCCTTAGTGTAACGTGCCGAAAGACGGTCGTAGAGGTTATCTTCTACTGCTTCTTCGGTTAACGAGAACGCTAAAGCGATAGTTTCATGGGTGTAGCGCGCTGTGTAAACTTCTTGAGCCTGGTCAAATACAACACCAGAGCCTTCAGATTTTACAGGGGCTTCGCCAAATCCAGATTCCATTACCTCTTCTTCAAAAGCACGATCTGAGCTTTCAACTGCATAAATCTGAATATGCTCGTTCTCGTAGTTTTTGTACTCCATACCAAACAAGGCATTGAGGCCCGGCTCGAGTTCTGATACTAGTTGTGCACGTGAAATTGCCATAATTTATCTCCTTTATTGACCAGCAACACCTGCACTACCGTACACGTGTTCGTTGATCTTAACTACTACCACGGCGTTAGTGCCGAAATCATTACCCGGGACGTTGTACAAGCCAACTACCTTTAAGTTTAGTGCAGCTGTAGTAGCCAAAGTAGCGGAGTTTAGTTCCATAGTAGAAAGACCTGTTGTAGTGCTTCCACCTGTTCCAATTACATCCGCATTTTTACCTACATCAGCAGCAACAAAACCTGCGTCAACCTGAACTAAGAATAACTGACTAGGATCGTCAATTACATTGGCTAAAATTTTGCCTGATGTAATGTTGACAGAACCTGGGTAGAAGTTACTAAAAGTGGTTTTCCCAGTGGTAGGATCCGCATACTCACAACCGTTAAACACGCCTACCGCAGCAGTGTGTGTAGCCGGAAGAAAGCGAGTAATGTATCCCGCTGAAAGAGCAACTAAGTCGCCCTGAAAAATTGTTCCAGCTTGGTTATCAGCAATCTCATATCCATACTGTTTCTGAGAACCAGTACCGGAAAGATTGCCAATAGGACGTAGGCCGAAAGCTTTATCTAAATTAGCCATGTGTTAATTCCTTTTAAAAAATAAATTTGTTAGCCCTTGTTAGAGCCGCCGAATGAAACGCGGGAGCGACGAGAAGGTCGGTCAATTGTCATACTGTGATGCGCATTTGACTTCATTAACTCATTGTCTGCTGCCTGCAACTGATCGTTTGCCCTGGTGTTGTAATACGCATTGCGTTCATCAACCGTCTCTATTGGAATACGGGCTAGAATTAAACCTCCAACGCTGATAATGCCAGCATGGCGGCCATCTTCTATAGTTGGGACGTGATAGTCAGGATATTCGTCACCACGAACTAATTCATACCCCTCGCGGAGTTTTCCAGAAACATTCGTGCTGTCATCAATACCACCGGCTGCCGCGCGGATCCAACGGTGCTTGTATCCAGGAGGAGGTGGAGGCGCATCTAATCGTGATGGAGGTGCCCAAGGCTTGCGTCGCGCATCTTTCTCTCGGGAATCAGCCCCGCGAGAACTGCGATTGAGTGTAGGAATCTTGACGTCTGACATAATTTTCTCCTTATTTCACGTATTTAGCGTATTCCTCGAGAGGAACACCTAGTTTTTTAGCAATTGCAACTTGACTTGGCGTCAACTTGACAGTGCGGCGTGCGTTGTTAATACCCGAAGATCGGGATGCAGGTGCCACCGTTTGCACGGACCGTGTGGACCTGTTTTGCGTCTGCTGCTGACCTCCCCCAAGTTTCTGTGGAAAAGCCTGCTTTAAACGATTGTCTAGCTCATCATAATACTCATTTCCGTTTGCGTCAAATCCTTCTACTTGAATTAATTGACGATGGATTCCCCAAGCCGCGTGCGTCATTGCTGTATCACGCCCATACCAAGGGTTACGCTCAGCCCACTCTTCTACCCGCGGGTCAATCTCCTGTTGGGGTTGAGGCTGTTGTACGGCTTGTTGAGCAGCAGCTTGTTGTTGATAGTTCCACTGTTGTTGCTGTTGTTCTCGTTGCTGTGTGGCAACATTTATTTGTGATTGCTCCATTGTCAAGGCAGTCAGACGCTCATGCGCCTCTGTTTCTGTGTCAATGTCGCCTTCTTCCCGTGCTTTACGGATAATCTGTTTTAGCGCTACCACTTGCGTTTGTACCCGCCCGTTCGCCTCGCCTAAGCGCTCACTGTCCACGGCCATATACTGCTGCTCAAGCTGCGTGGCCCGTGCTTGTACACTCTTAGCGTATTCTATGGCGGCCTGTTCGCGCCGCTGTGTTTCCCGCAGGCGCGCGGTTAGTTTATCAATCCGCTTCCTCACCCCTTCGCTATACTGGTCTAGTTCATTACCAGACGCACTGGAAGTAGTCTCTACCGCAGGGTCCTGGGGCTTATCTAAGACCTCTGCCGTGCCTTCTTCGTTAATGGCAACGGTAGCAGGGCTTTCATCTTCGCCTAGGTTAAACTCTAATTCTTGGTTTACATTTGTGTTCATTGTACTGTTCCTTTACATGTGCAAAACGTCGTCTGGGCTATTTACTACCGCTAAGATTTCATCGTCATTTAGAATACGAATTTCACCGCCATCAATTGGAATCCGGGCACCTGCATAACGCCCAAATACCACCCAATCACCTTCCTTGCACCATGGCCCAACCGGAAATTTACTCTGGTCAGCATAGGCTAGATTCCCTACTTTTAAGACATAACCGCAGACCGTGCCAAGCTGTGCTCGGCGCTGGGTTTCTTCTGCCAGGACGATACCGCCCTTGCTCTTTTCAGCCCCACGATAAGGTAGGATAGCGATGCGCCAGCCAGTAGGGGCTGGAATAGTGTCTATAACCTTTTGATCAAGCTTCTCGGGATCAAACCCCAGCTCGGTGTAAGCGTCTTCTAAAACAGGCGGCTTGTTTGCTGCTGATTCAGCCCATTTACGTTCTAAAGCAGTCTTAATTATTTCTTCCATTTATTTGCCTTTCATTTGAGTA